GAACGCCAGGTTTGAGATCACTGAACTCCACCTGATGCGCACCGGCTCGGCCGGCGTCGCCGCGGACGGCAGCATCCATTACTCGCTGGCAGGCAACGAGAGTATCGAGACACGGCACGACCGGTCGGGGCCAGGGCCGGCGCGCGACGTGCTGCATGTACGGTTGCACACGCCGCGGCACCCGCTGAAGGGCGAGAGCCCGATCCTAGCGGCGGCGCAAGCCTTGGCGATCAACGACGTTGCGTTGCAGCAGCAGATCGCGTTTTACGTCAATCAGTCGCGACCCAGCTTCATCCTGCAAACCGACCTGCCGCTGAAGAGCGAAGACATTGAGGCGATCCGCGGCAAGTGGATCGAGCGCTCATCCGGCGCGAATGCCGGGAACACCATGTTCGCAACGCACGGGCTGAAGGCGCAACCGATCCAGACGACCGCGGTGGATGCGCAACTGGTCGAAACGCTGAGGTGGGGCGAGCAGGCGATTGCGTTGGCGCTACACATCCCGCTGCAAATTCTCGGGATCGGCACATCGACCTTCGCATCCACCGAGTTGTTGATGCAGCAGTGGATCGCGACCGGGCTAGGGTTCGTGATCAACCACATCGAGGAAGCCTTTGGCCTTTTGTTCGGGCTGCGCGGCGTGCCCGACGAGTATCTCGAGCTAGACACCCGCGCGTTGCTGCGCAGCGCGTACCGGGAACGCATCGAGGGGCTGGCGCGGGGCGTTATCAGCGGCATCTACAGCCCGGACGAGGCGCGGGCGCAGGAAGACCTGCCGGCGGTGCCGGGCGGCCACGGGGCCGAGCCGAGAGTGCAGCAGCAAGTCGTCCCGCTGAGCTACGGCAGCGACATGCAGCCGCCCGACCCGCAGGCGGCGTTGCCGGCGCCGGCCGAGGCGCCGCCATCGGACGCTCCACCAGATGACACTGCCAGCAAACTCGCCGCGTTCCGCGCTGCGTATGACACAAGCCGCCGCGTTGCCGCCTGACCCGCTGGCGGCCGAGCTTGGCTCGGTCGTCGGGGCACTGGAGCGGGAGCTGCGGCTACAGATGGCGGCAATGCTGGCTGAAGCGCGCGAGGAGATCGCGATGCTGCGGGCGTGGCGCGCCGAGGCGGCGTTGCAGCTTGCGACGCTGGTAGGCCCCTCCGGCCCGGCTGGGCCTGCTGGCGAAAGAGGCGAGCCCGGCGAGGGCATCGCTGGCCCGCCAGGCGAGCCGGGCATCCCAGGCCTGCCAGGCGAGCGCGGGGCCGATGGCCGTACACCGACCATCCGGGGCGCCTGGAAGCCCGCCACGGCATATGAAGCGCTCGACGTGGTGATGTGCGGCGGCAGCTCGTTCATCGCGCTCTGCGACGATCCCGGGGCGTGTCCTGGCGAGGGCTGGCAGATCATGGCGCGCAGCGGCAAAGCCGGCCCGCCGGGTCCAACCGGCCCGATGGGCGAGAGGGGCTGGCCCGGGCCGCCGGGACCGTCGCCGGGCTCGCTCGAGGTTGACAGCGAGGGGCTGTTGACGCTGCGGCTCGGCGACGGCACGGCGCTGACTTGCGACCTGTACCCGCTGCTGGTGCATCGGCGATGAGTTGGGGCTATCGCATCACCCGCGTTGTAACGCCCGCGGCGAGCATGGCGCTCGTCAGCCTGGACGCCGCCAAGGCGGCGCTCGGGATCGATGCCGGCGACACCAGCCAGGATGCGGCGCTGACGGCGCAGATCGAGAGCGTGTCGCTGGCGATCTGCAACTGGTGCGACCGCATTTTCGTCGTGCAGACCTATCGCGACCAGTTGCGCGGCGCTTCCGGCAGCTACGGCGAGCCGCTGGTAACGCGGCAATACCCGATTGTGGTGGATAGCGGCGGCGCGCCGCTGGTGGATGTCGCGGAGGATGGCGGCGCCGTCGATGCGGCGATGATCGAAGTGTTCCCCGAGCAGGGCGCGGTGTACCGGCTCGATGCGAGCATGCTGCCGAGCGCTTGGGGCGCGGCGCTGATCGTGGTGGATTACACCGCAGGCTTCGAGACGATCCCAGAACCCGTGCAGGGCGCATGCCTCGAATGGCTGACGGCGCGACACAACGCCATCGGGCACGACCCGGCGCTGCGCAGCGAAACCATCCCCGACGTGATCACGCAAGTCTATGGCAGCAGCGACAGCACATCGTCGGCGACGGCGATGCCGGCCGGCGCGCGCGATCTGCTCGGGCCGTATCGGATATGGACGGTATGAAGGCGTCGACGTGCATCGCCGAGCTTGACGCGGCCATTGCCGGCTACGGGCAGAGCGTCACGTTGCAGCGCACCGCGGGTTATGCCGAGGGCGCCGAGACGGTGGCGCAGGAAGTGACGTGTGCCGCGAAGATCAGGCAATACGGGCCGCAGGATCTGGAGGCGGCTGTCACGGATATTCAGGTGATCCTGTCGCCGACCGGGCTCGGCGGTTTCCTGCCCCAGAAGGACGACCGGGTGCTGATCGCCGGCAACCCGTCAAACGTCGCCCAGGTGGCGCCGCTGTATTACGGCGGTGTGCTGGTGCGGCTCAATCTGCTCTGCCGTGGCTGACACGCGGGAAGTACTGCTCGCCCGGCTGGCGGCGGTGTGCGGCGCGGTGGAGGGCGTGCGGGCGGTAGGGCGCAACACGCTCGACGTGGCGGCGCTGGCGCGGCCGGCGGAGATCGTGCAGGACGGCATCGAGCAGGTGCGCGACATCCCGAATGGTGCGCGCTACAGCGAGGTTGCCCGGATGGAATTGTCGCCGGGGCTCACGGTGATCGTGCGGGGCAGCGACAGCATCGATCCCGGCGGGCTGCTGAGCCTGTACCGGGCGCGGGTGTTGACCGCGGTGCTAACCGACGCCGAGCTTATCGCGGCAACCGGGCGCAATGGCGGCATCCGCTATGAGGGCTGCCTGGTGCCGTCGCCCGATCCCGAGGGCAAAGAGCACCGGCTCGATCTGACGCTGGTGTTTGCCTACGCATTCAAGTTGGACGACCTGACATAGCCGGCACCGGCATCGATTGGCGCATCGAGGAACGAGACGAAGGCCGCGTAATCGCACGGCTCGACCAGTTTCCGGAAGCGATCCAGGCGCGGGTGCGCGACGCAATCGCGAAGCTCACCAACCAGCTTTTGCGCCAGGTCGAGGCCGGCGAGCCGAGCCTGTTGCGGGCGCACACGCACGCATACGTCGATCAGGGCATCAGCAAACGCGGCGGGGGCGCCTGGGTGCGGGGCCGGGTGCGGGTGCTGCGCGACGAGGCGTCGGGCGTCAATTACGGCAAGATTGCCGGCGCGCTGGAGTATGGCGGGCCGGGCAAGCGGCGCCGCGGCATGGTGAAGGTCGGGGCCTATCGCCGGCACGCCGGCCAGGTGCGGGCATACGAGCGGCGGCGCCCGAGGATACAGGCACGGCGCTTCCTGCGCGGGCCGGCGCAGGCGATGCGGCCGCGGGTAATGGCCGCGCTGCGCGCCGCCATCGGCGAGGCGTGGCAGGGCGACAAACCAACGACATAGAGGAGTAATGCGATGGCGGCCGGCACGTTCAATATCTACGCAAAAAGCGAGATCGTCGGGAAAGTAAAGTTTGAGGGCGCGAACGACATCGGCCCGCACATCATCATGGAGCTTAACAAAGTCATGTTTCGCCCGGCCGCGGCAGTCGGGCTCATTCAAGACGAATGGGGACAGTTGCAGCTAACGGGCGAGGTGCTGGTGGACGACACCGGGGTATTCGGCACGGTGACGCATCCCGACACTGCTGCCGTGTCGCCGCTGGTCGATATGTATTATATCGGCAAAGGCATCGTGAGTATCCAGCTAGAGGGCGACATCGCCTACCGCGATATCGGCAACGTTCCGACATTCGAGTTCACACCCGACATCACAACGTTAGCGCACTTCTCGTCGCGCTTCGGTGTGCGCGCGAAGGATCTTGAAGTCGTCACAGAAAAGAATGCGTCGCTGAATATCGTCATGGACGAGTTCACCTACGACAACCTGATGCTGACCCTGATGGGCGAAGCTACCGTCTGATGGTTTCGCTGGTCGATATAGTCCCGCAGACCCGCACGGTGGAGATCTCCGCGGGCGAGCTAAATCTGCGCGGGTTGGGGTTGCGGCACATCGCCGAGTTGCTGATACGCTTTCCCGAGCTTCGTAAGCTCTGGATCGACGGCGCGCCGGTGCTCGACATC